CTTCGAAACGCGATTCCACTCCTGTAAAACTTTCAGTTTGCTATTCCTACCCTCATCCAGGGTATAATGGAATGTGTGGATATCCTTTGATTGGAACGGACCATAAGCAGGTCTTCTTATTAGGATTACACTCTGGTTCCGTATCCGGTATCAGTGTAGCTCAACCGATCATAACTTCTATGATCAGAGCAATTCCTTCTAGAGGATTTAATTTGGTTTCGAGAGGAACTATTCGATTTCCATTAACGTGGAGACTGGCTGAAGTCCCTCCGAAATCACCTCTGTGTTGGGAGGAGTGTCCAGGATTAAGAATTGTAGGATCTATTAAGAATTATGAACCATTTAATGGTTCGTCATCTCTTAAGAAGACACCATATATTAATCATATTCATGATATTATTGGTGTTTCGCCCTATAAATCTTTGTTTTCCTCAGCACTCACTTTCCAGCGTCCAGTCATGGCCCCGATATCTTCTGGTGACAAGTATTATGCTCCGTATAATAATTTCGTCAAGAAGGCTGGAGGGATCAAGAAGGTTATAAACGCAAAGGTTTTGCAAAGTGTGGTTCAGAGTTTTGTTAAGAGACTTAAGAATAAATTAGATGTTGAAGAAATGCACCCTTTTTCAAAGCAAATTGCAATGAACGGGTATTCAGCAAATGACTATGTACGCGGAATCAACATGAGTACTTCTGCTGGTTTGGTTTATCCAGGCAAGAAGAAGGACCATTCTATCCAATTGGGCAGAGATGGCCGATTTGAATGGAGTCTTAATGTTGAGATGGAGAGACGAGTTGGAGATCAATTGATTTCCTATTCAAGAGGTGAGTTGTGTCATCCAATACTTGGAGCACAGCTCAAGGATGAAGCTCGTCATCACACGAAAACTGATGTTGCTAAAACAAGAGTTTTTTGTAACACTCCATACGATAATCTAGTCATACAGCGAATGTACCTAGCACCATTTTATACTTTGATGCAGGCTTATAATGATGCTTTTTGCACAGCAATTGGTATCAATATGCATTCCAGTGCAGCCGATGATCTTTACCATTCGTTGAAAGGTGGAAACATCATTCAAGGAGACTATTCAGGCTATGATACATCTATGCCTTTCCAAATTGGAGAAGCTGCGTGTGATGTAGTTTATCAGATTTGTGAGTGGGGCGGATATAATTCCAAAGCACTTGCTATTCTGAGAGGATTGTTAACTGATATGATGTTTCCTCTTGTTTTCATACAAGGATCTATTGTCGAAATTCCAGGTTTCCAGCCATCTGGCCGATACGGAACTGCTGAAGATAACTCCCTACGGGGAGTGATTCTTCTTCAGTACGCTTTTGCTATGATGTGCACACCATTAGGAAGAGATCACCCCCATAATGTTCATATGGATTACAATCTAGATGACTTTTGGGATCTTTTCTTTATTCGAATTTACGGTGATGATTTTGTTGTAAAACTAAATGAAGAAGTAAAAGGATTTGATTGCATTACTTATGCTAACTTTTGTGAAGCTGAATACGGAATGAAAGTTACAACTCCCGCCAAAGGAACGGTTGATAAACCATATGTTACCGTTGACGAAGTTGACTTTTTGAAGAGATCATTTAAATATCACGAAGGTTTGGAGAGATTTGTGGCAGTTTTGGATAAACAGTCGATGGTTAAGACTATGTCTTGGATTAAACCATCGAAATTTATCTCCAATGAATCTCTCTATTGCCAGACGTGTAGAGATGTTTTCTTAGAACTATTCTTTCACTCAAGTAAAGTTGAATTTGAAGTTTTGCGCGAAAAGTTCATTGTTATGTTAGAGAAGAAGGCTCGTACCGCTCGATCTTCACTTGAAACCTATTTTCCGACATGGGATAGATTAGTTAACAAGTATGTCAATACTGATGAACTAAACCCCGAGTTGATGCTCCATCTTTCAGCGTCTCATGTGGCTACTCAAACTTTTAAGTTGATGGCTAACAGAGATTATCCGGAAGTGGTATCAATGGTAGATAAAGCTTTTAAAGAGTGTCCTTTTACCCTCTGTGCCGCAGTTGTAGTCTCATCTAGAGACTGGACAGCGGGCGATAAGCTTTACACAATGTCGTATACGGTTGACGGTGGAACTGTAGAGCAGCAAATTAAACAAATGATAGTTACTATCATAGTTATGGCTGCACGTCCAACACAGTTCTTCGAAGACTATGCGAATGAAAGAAGAAGAGTTCCCGGATGGTTCGAGCGTAACAGGTGGAAAGACATAGTCACCCATCTAGTTATGGCTGTTCCCGAAACAGAAGAAGAACTTAAAGAACAGTACGACGAATGGTACGCAGACGAACCACCTGAGAGAGGACCTTA